TACAAGCAAGAGTAGATGAATGGAACGCATGGGAAAGTAAATCTGGCGAAAGAAAATTAGAACAAGTTAAAAAAATAAGATTACAAAAATTAATTGAAACAGATTACCTTGCTAACTCTGATGTAGTAATGCCAGACAATATAAAAACTTGGCGTCAAAGTCTTAGAAATATTCCACAAGATTTTAGCACGGAAGAACAATACGATTTACTCTTGGCTCGTGATGAGCAAGGAAACTTAACACATTCAATTTGGAGTAAACCATAATGGCACAGACATTTTTAAAATTAGACACTGGTGTTACAGGTACTTTGCCTACAAGTAATTATGTTGGCGGTAAACTTTTACAGATTGTGACAGCAACTGAAGCAACAGAATTAGATTTATCAAGTGAAACATTTACTGATGTTGGTTTAAGTGCATCTATTACACCTTCAGCTACTTCAAGCAAGGTACTCGTTTTTTGGAATATACATGGCAGAATAATGGAAAGTGCAAATGGATATGGCACTCAATTAGTAAGAGGTTCTACAAATATTTGGTCAACAGTAAGACCTTATTATATATTTGGTGATTATACAAATGAAAGACACGCACCCTCATTTAATTATTTAGACTCTCCATCAACTACTTCAGCAACTACTTACAAGATACAAGTAAACACAACCAGTAATAAAAGGGTTCTTTTTAATGCTAATGACATTCCTTCAATTATTACACTTATGGAGATAGGAGCATGATTAGAAAAGCAGACGCAATACACAGTTTAAGACCTAAAGCTAAATTTGCAGTTCGTGGAGATGAAATAGAGTGGTTTGATACTGAACAAACTCAACCTAGTAAATCAGAAATAGACGCAGAAGTTATAAAACTTCAAGCAGAATATGACGCAAAAGAATATCAAAGACAAAGAAAAGCAGAATATCCTACAATAGAGGAGTGTGTTCATGCAATCCTTGATGATACTCTTGATGATTTACAAGCAAAACGACAAGCAGTTAAGGAGAAATATCCTAAATGATTAATCCTTGTCCTGATTGTGGTGCTGAAAGTAAAGCAGATTGTAAGTGTCCTGATGATTGTGAGAGCTGTGGTGCATAATGGCTCAAGTAGATATTAATTTAAAAAACCTAGTCATAATTTTAGGTTTACTAGGTGGTTTAATAGGTAACGTATTTTTTGTAGGTAAACTTTATAATGAGTTTGAATTACTCAAAGATGATGTTGAAACAGTACAAGAAAATCAAAACGTCATTCAACTTAAACAAGAATTACTAGAACTTAAATATAAAATAAAATCTTTAAGACTTGAGATTGATGGAGATTATAGAGAATAATGTTTAAAATATTTGCTATGATTTGTATGCTTAATGTAGGTGAATTAGATCAAACATTATGTTTTAAAAGTGAAGTACCTTTAAACTTTAACGATAATATAGAATGTAATTTAGCAAAAAACAATTTAGCTAATTATCTTGATGCTGATTTAAAAGAGAGAAAATTAACAGTTATATTTAGATGTGGTAATCAAGGGCCTAATGTCTAATTGGGAACAACAATACACACAGATAACTAAAACTCTTGATGAGATTAAATGTGATGTTCGTGCTAACAAAGAAGAAGTTTCTAAATTAAAAGAAGAAATGGCTACAGGTCGAGGAGCATTAAAAGCTGTTGCTTGGATTGGATCTATTATTATTATTATCTTTACAACTTTGAAGCTTTTTAATTATAACAGTTAAATGAAATTCAAAGGGCATAAAGTCCTTGTCATTGGTGATACCCATGACAGTCCACATATACCTCAGAATAGGTTTCATTGGATAGGTAAGCATATCCGTAAATCAAAACCAGATTACGTTGTTCATATAGGAGATTTTTCTAGTTTAGATTCTCTTAGTTTTTTTCAAAAGAATAGTACGCAGCAAGGTAAATTAAAAGATGCTTTTATGGTTGATATAGCTTCTATGAAATCTGCATTAAAAATTTTAGATAAATATGTAAGTGATTATCCCAGGCATTTTTGTATGGGAAACCATGAGCTGCGCATACATAGGTTTGAAGAAAATATACCTGAAATACAAGGTATGATGAAACATCAATTATATTCTAGTTTTAAAGAATATGGTTGGTCTGTTACAGAATATGGAGAATTTAAATTTATAGCTGGTGTAGGATTTGTTCATGCACCTCTTAATATTATGGGTAAAGAATACGGTGGTAAAAATGGTGAAGTACAGATAGGAAATGACAGTGTACATGACTTAGTATTTGGTCATACTCATAAAGCTAGAGATTGGAAAGCTATTAAAATAGGGTACGACAAATGGGTAAGGATAGTAAATGTCGGTTGCTCTTTACCACATGGTCATATAGAAGAATATGCTAAGTTAAATATGAATGGTTGGTCTTGGTGTATTACTGAGTTAGGCATTTGGGATAACCATATCCAAGAAGTAAATTTTATTTCTATGGATAGATTGGAGAGAGAATATGATTAAAAATATTTGGAATAAAATAAACTTATACTCTTTAAGTAAAAGAGGAAAGATTGCAGTAGCTGCATTAGCAATTATTATTATTGTTCTTATAGCTGGTTGGGCTGCATAAATGTTAGGTGGATTGCCAGTAGAAATGATTACTATGCTAGGAAGTTCAGTTCTTGGTGGAGTAATGTCTATATGGTCACAATCCATTAAAGCAAAACAAGATCAACAAAAAATGTTATTGGCTAGAGCTGATGCTCAGATGTCATACATTGATAAAGCTAGATCTTATGAGAATAAAGGCTTTCAGTTTACAAGAAGGATCATTGCATTAACAGCTGTGTTCTTTATTATTGCTTGGCCAAAGTTAGCACCTGTATTTTTTGATACTACGGTTGTTTTAACTTGGACAGAATTTACTAGTGGGTTTTTATTTTTAATTGAAAAGAAAGAGATCGTGATGGATAAAACATTTAATGGTTTAATTATTACTCCATTAGATACACATTTGATGTCAGCGATCATTGGACTGTATTTTGGTGGGAGTTTAGTTAAAAAGTAGCTCATATTTGAGCATACAGAGGCTAATTATACAGTTTAGGTAGAATCATACACGAGAGTTTCATCTTCCTCCCATTGATGAAAAAAAGGGGGTTTATGTGCGTTCACTCACATACCCCCTAATTTTAATGATCACAATGTAATTGTATAGGATAAATTACTAAAACCTATGGCATTACATCAAACAGGAAACGAAAGGAGAAACCTATTCATGTCTAATCATTAAACCTTTTGTTATAACATCTAATACAATACCAATCACAACTATCAGCTCTGTTCTGATTAGTAGGTATGTATGCTATTAGATTGTCTTGTAGATATTCTTTACTACAATCAGCACATTCATAAAAATTAGAATGGGATATCTTCTGCTGGATCTTCTGTTCTAGCGTTTGTTTGCGATTGAACTTTAGAACTTGAGCCATCTTTGCCCCCAATCATTTTTAGAATACCTTTGAATCTAGGTATAATAATTTCTGTGGTGTATTTAGTTTCACCATTAAGATCATATTGTCTAGTTTCTATTTGACCTTCAATGTATAGAGTAGTTCCTTTCTTTACATATGTTTCAATAGTCTTAGCAATGTTAGGATCCCAACATACAACTTTATGCCATTGTGTTTTTTCTTGCCACTCACCAGATTTATTTTTAAATCTTTCTGAAGTAGCTAGAGAGAAACCAGCAAACTTTTCTTCTCTGGTAGAAATTTTTACTTCTGGATCGCTACCAACACGACCTAGTAATATTACTTTATTAATCATTTAGACCTCCAATTAAAGTATCTACTGAGTTCTTAATTCTAAGTAACTCATAGTGTATATCTGCTTTACTCATTGTAGCAGATAAATCTGTTTTGTCTTGAGTTTGTTCATTACTATCTACGTTTTGTATAAACGCATTTATAAAATGAAACAAATCCATTTCACCAACTAATTTATATTCTTTTTTACTTTTAGAATAATATTCAGCTTGTAATGGTGGGTGTAAATTTAATGGTAACTTATGTCCTTGTAACACTAAGCTATGTAATAATTCATTTACTTTCATATTTATCCTTTCTTATGTGTGTAGGCATGGAGAACATTGCCCAACAGCTAACCTACACACCGTACCCCTAGCTGTGGGCGACTATACTGTCTTAGTAACTTTACTTGGATCTACTTTTCCTGAGTATTTTTCTTCTAAATTTTTCACATATTTAGAATCATCAAACTTACCCATAAATATATCAGAGCAAAGTCCTAAGTGACTGAACGCTTTTGTTAATGCATCAGTCATTGCTTTCTTTGGTGCTTCGTCATCTAATGCACCAGTCTTTCTATACATTTTAAGTGGTGAACAAATAGGCCCATAGAAATCCCAAAAGCCTTCTTTGTTTTTATTTGTTGCAACAGATACTTCTGCAGCTACAACAGCAGTTTGATTAGTGTCCATACCATGATAACTGTAATCAACTCGGTATGTCCAGCCAGTACCTACTGGGCCAAACTGTTCTGTTATTTTCATAATCTGCCATTGTGGATCAATAGTAGTTATGTCACCAAAACCTTTGTTAATGCGTTTGGTAAATCTAGGATCAGTTTCTTTTAAACTATCCCATACATTTCTGTTATCTTTCGTCATTGTACCTCCATACTTTAGTGTTGCTACCGAAACTATTTTTTCTTCTGTCACCAGAATCAATTATATATTGTAATAATTTTAGTTCAGTAAATCTTGGTCTAATTGATAATATACTTTCAGATAATATTTCTGCTACTTCTTCAGGTGTAGCTCCATAGTTACCTTTTCGTTTTACTATCTTTAAACATTCTGTACGCAGATTAGTTGATCTAGAATCAATTTTTTCTGCTGCCTCTTTGCTAGTTGAGTTTTCCTTGTAACCAGCTGTCAGAGGATATTTCTTCTCCAAAGTGTAACGCGATGTCATGTTCATTTTTAATTTTCCCCATTAGATCAAAGTCAACATATTCTGGTGGTGTAATATCATTCATTACATGAAACCAAAATAAGTGACACGCTATTTCTAGTTTTTGTTGAAAAGGCTTATCCCTTTCTATTGTGTATACTTTATAGTTATGATTACCATAAAGCACAGATAACACAGCTTTAGAAAAACCTGTGACCATCATATAATGCTGCACTTGGGCATAATATCTTTCTATTAATTTATCTTCTTTAGTAAACGGATTTGTATGTTTAGCTTCAAAGACTTTGCCTTTTGCAACACCATCTAGACTACCATAAATATATTCATATTCAGGGTGTGTCCAAACACTATTTATATTAACAACCCTTTCTCCAGTAACTTCTTGATACCAGCGTCTGTTGAACTCCTCGGTAAATATTCCAAGTTGAACTGGCAGTACACCTGAAAGATCTTCTCTTTCGATCTTTCCAATTTTCTCAAGCCAAAGGTCTTTCCATTCACCATTTGTAATACGCACTGCATCAGTACCTCCAATGCCTGTTGGTCGTTTGGGTTGTTCAAGTTTTCCATTTCCTTTTCCCATCTAGTCAGAGCTCCTCTCTCTAATTTGTTGTCGTCTGTATACATTTCGTTGATCTCTTGCCAAATCCCTGTCTGACTTCCCATGATTATACCTCCTCCATATATAGTTTTCTATTGGTTTTACTTTACGATTGTCAGCCACACGCTGGCTCGTATAATGTTTGGCAAAGTATCTATACATATCTGATTCTAGATATTGTATAGCTAATACCATAACAAAGTTTTGAATAGATCTTTTACGATCTATGTGGTCTGAGTGTTTTAAGGGTAGTTTTATTTTCAACTTCTTGAACTGCCCTTCTAATGCTTTCAGCAAACTGATTCCCATATTCACCTTCTAATATATTTGTTAAATACCAAATTGCTTTTAGTACATCTTGTTCTTTATTTTTGTTTCGGTGTCTGCGAATATATTTTACAGCATTACCTTCACACCAATTTAACTTCCATGCATTAATTAATTCAGTTAGTTCTGGTTTGTTATTACTATAATAACTTGGACTTGTTTTATTCATATTTGATATATTACCTCATCATCTGTTAGTTCTCTTGTTGTTACATTATGTTCTTTTAATATTTTATTTATATCTTCTACTTTAAGATCTTTATCATAAGAATAAACTACAAAAGATTTTTCATAAACTTTTGGATAATCTTTTTCATCTATCATTTCTTCCCCCATTCATTAAGATGGCAATTACCACAATACCAATATGTGCCATTGCCATATACTAAATCAACACCTTTGCATTTACAGCCTTTAGGTTGATTTTGTTCTTTATATATAATTTTAGATTGTGGTGTTAATGTGTCGAAGTATGTACCGACTAAGATTCTATTTTTTGTTGATCTTTTTTTTCTTTTAATATTATTGTACATTCAAGTGCATTGGCCCAACAACAAAACAGAAATCCACTCGGTTTTCTAATACCTACTTCCCATTTTGATACTAAACCTCTAGCACAACCAATCATATCATCAAGCTTTGATTGCGATAATCCTAGTTTTTTTCTTTGTTCTACAAACTGAGGTATTACACTATCAAAGAATATTCCTAATTGTTTATTAGACATAGGTTTTAATATCTGAATGTAGTTCGGTTTGTCAAGATACGCTGGGGAATACGTTAAGCTCTAACGCTTATTATATATTCCCCAAAAGGAAAGAAGGCTTTAGGTATTCTTAGAAGTTTCCTTATTAACTCTAGGTTAATATTCACGACTTTCCTTAACCATTGGGGGAGTAAAGTTTTCCATGGCTAACCATGTGAGATTATTACTCCCTAATTCTACTATATACTTTCTTTGTAGGCAGTATACTACCTGTGAGTAGCTAGCTCACTTGAGTTCTGTAGAATGTTCTTAGTATTCACTAGCTTTCATTATAGTGAGTACTCTAACTGTTTTATCTGGATCAGTTTTATCAGGACTATGAAAACTCATAGTATTGTCATAATAATCTATTTTCCAGTTATATCTTTCTTTCTTAAAGTTAAATGCACCAAAGTCTTTTTCACCCCATGGGTTATTATCTTTAGTAAAGTTTCCATAGTATTTAACAGAAGCAAATACTTTTTCTTTATCTTTAAGATTTAAAGCATCTACGCTAGGTGTTAATACAACTTTATTTCTTAAATTATGTTTTTTTAACATATTGCCTGTAAACATATCTTTGCGTAATTGATCATTTAAGTCTGCTATTTTTCTAGTATATTGAACATCATCACTATTCATTTGTTTCTCCTAATGATTCATTTAATTTTTGTGTAAAAATTTCAGAATTAACTCTGTTATCTTTATTACGAGAAAGCCAATTCATATGTTTACCTGTTGTTGATCCCCAAATATTTTCTCTCATAATTAATTCACCTTCATGATAAAAAGCAATTAATGTATCATAAGAAAAATAATATGTATTGTTAGGAACTCTAAAAGCTAAACAATGAGCTCCATAATTATCAGAACTATATCTTCCATAGTTCCATTTAGTTATTTGATTTGGTTTAATCATTTGTTGTTCCTCCAAATTCTTTTTGTATTTCACTTTTTAATTCTTGATTTTCACTTTCAAGTTTTAAAATACGATCATTTAACTTGTTGATATCACTCATGTTTTTTATTACTTGTTTACCTATAGTCGTAATAAAAGAGTTTTGCATATCAACCATTTTATCATTTAGTATTTTCATTGTTTGTTCATGTTCATTCATTTGTTCTCCTTTTTATTTAATTCATGTTGAACGTCATGTATGCTTGGTATTAGTTCATGTTCTAATACTTCTTGTTTATTATTATCCCATACATCTGCATTAGCTTCACCATACTTTTTGATAAATTGTTCTCTAGTAAGTTCAGCTGCAGCTTCGGTCATTTCTAATACCCAGTTACCTATTTTACTCATTATTTCCTCGCTTGTATGTATACCATAGTAATACCTACTATTAGTAATATGGTTATATCTAAGATACTCATTATCTTTGATTTGCTGTATATTCATTAATCATGTCAATAATTTGTTCATCTTCTTCTATAGAAGTTACATAATTATGTTTATCCATGAGTTCTTGATTAACAGCACCAGCAATAGCATTTACATCTTCTTCTCCATAGTGTTTAACTATTAGTTATGAAGCTGTATGCTCAAAGTCAAAGTCAGCTTTCGGTTGTGTCTTGGGAGTAGCTGGTGTTTCTTTTAATGTATTTACATTGCCAAATATTTCACCAGTAGCTGGATCCCATATATTACCATTGTCATCTACATTAAATACTCTTTTCTTTAATCTCGATAGACCTTTTAGTTTTCTTTCAAGAACATTCATGTCATAAATATCGCTCATAGTTTTAGCGAAATCTTCTGATATAAATAGTCTGTAATACCATACACCTTTACGCTTAGCAGCTTTGTATAGTTTACTGTTAAGTAGTGTGCTACCTACCCATATACCTGATTTAAATGCTTTAGTTATCATATATTATTCTCCATTGTTTTCGGTTAAGTCTGACCAGTGCACCTGGCATTACCACCGAATTGTGGCTTTTGTATGTTATTCTTAACCATAAGAAACGCTGCCCGTAGGGCAGCGAAAATTTATAAAATCCCAACTATGCGACAGCTGGGATTAATTCAGATGATATAGTACCATCATCATTGTCTAAAGGTTTTTCTAATTTACCCATTGTAGAATTATAAAACTCTTTTAGTTTTTCTTTTTGTTTAGTTTTAATTGTATTTACTTTGTTTTGTCTTTCTTCACTAGGCATATACTTTGTTGATTTAGATGTATAAGGTACATATTCATCACCAGTAATTTCTTTGAAATACTTAGTATAAGCAACCATTCTTGCATATGCATGATAGAAGTTGTGTTCTCTCGCATTGAATTGTTTTTCTAATGCATGAAGTTTAGTGTGTGCAATCTCTTGAGATCTTGCATACATATCAAGATTTGATATTCTTGAACTAGCACCCATTTTGTCTTTTTCCCATTTAAGACCATTTTCTGCATAACTGAGCATTTTGTCAGCATATGAGACTTGGTTATATAAAGTTGGAATAATGCCATTGAGTTGATACACTACTGATTGTAATGAATTGTTGATGTCATTACCATCTGCGTCAGTATCTCTGAACTCTGTATGTACCTGATTGTCATACATAGATCTCAAAGCATTGAGATTATTATCAATTAAGTCATTCAATAATTTATCATTTAATTTATTCATTGTATTATCTTTCGTTATTTATTTAGTTTGTGAGCTTTTCTCACAGTCTTGCCAAGCAAGTTGGTGATTTAGATATACTTGTCACTTTATCCCTTTCCTCAAATCTTACGAATAAGGGGGGGTAAAGGCAGCTACGCTGCACCCCTTGTGGGTTGACTAGTTTATCTTAATCATTATCATGTTTATAAGACATAAGAGATTTCTCTATCTTTCTTATCTTCATAATTATATATATTAACATTATCATATTTATTATTATCATTATTTATCCTTTCTAT